AAAAAGTTTTCCATACTCTGTGAAGACATTTACTTCCTCCTTTTTGAATCCCGCAAGCGCAATCTCTAAATGAGATTCTACATTATTTACCTGAATTAGATTATAAGGTGGATAGTTATTTGTAGTTTCGTGAAGATTAAATAGACGATCAAAATATTCGTCCATTCCAATACTATTACGTGTAATCCTATCCATCAAGGTAGGAAGATCCGCAGCAGAATATCGCGTAATGTTAGTCATTATGGTAGCTCCTTTTTAAGCGAGTTTGTGTTTTGTGGACCCCGAAGGCGTCCTTACTATTATATATCAGTTAATAATAAAAAAGGGAGTGTTGAACTCCCCACTTTATTATTCGGTTTTACGAAACGCAACTAGTAGTATCAATATTGAAAAGTTTATTTAAATTAGAAACTTTATCATCTTTATATTTTTTGGCTGTTTTTTTCCACTCATTTCCAATCCTTTTTACAGTTTTGTCATCCATCCACTTATCAATATAATATAAGCACCAAGAAACCAATTCTTGAAATTGAGAAAATCTTGTGCCCTTTTCTGGGAAAAAATTATTCTCTTTCCATTCTTCAATAATTGTAGTAATTCCATCATATGTGTCTGGCATCGTGTTTGATTTCTTTTTATCAAGACGTTGAAGCCCTTCTATCAAAAGATCATTTTTAGTGCCGTATTTTTTAAGTGACATGAGAGCGGCACAAATCCAAGTTTGATTCCAATTAGAATCTATCGTAATTAAAGAATCTAAAGATTTAATTTCTTCAATAAAATTAAATGTCTGTCCAGGAATAACTTCTGGAGAGGTTACTTGGCTAGTATAAGTTTCTGGATAGAAACAATTAGATGCCATATTTAATGCTGTAATAATTTGACCCTTTCTAAATTTTTTAGAAAGAGGTTCATAATTAAACATTCCAGTTATAATACCGTAAAACTTCTCTTGATTTGCTTCTGTAGCACTAATAGAATCAAATGTATTATAACATTTACGAATCCTTTCAAAGGATTCGAAGGAAAATTCAATAACAAGAACATCTTTGGGAATGTGGTTGCTTCCTCCGTTTACCCAATTCATAGCTCGTGTATTGGAATCTACCCTAAACTTCGATCCCTTCTTATATTTTTTTCCTCTAACTATATCATCATTTAACAATTTACATACAAAAACAACAGCATGTTCTGTAATGAATTCGGAAAGATATTTTTTTGCTTTATTCAATCTCCCTTCAGTATCTCTCTGACAAAATACTTCTTCAAGTTCAGAATATTCTGAGTAAGTCATCCAATACGAAGTAAGTGTATTAGATTCTTTGATGGGAATAAAAGGTACTATATCACCCATACTATTTTTAATTACTTTCATTTTAAATCCTCTAAATCTACCACTTCCAAAAGCAGGTTGTGGGAGGTTACTAAGAAATTATATAATAAAAAAAGACCCCTGTCAAGGGGTCTGATACTATTCAGTTTCTTCTACCTTTTTCTTTTTTGCGCCAATATTATACTTGGTCTCCAGAATCCAATCCCCTTTGTCCTTATATGACAATACTTTAATCTGATTAAGGGGAGCAATGTCTTGAATTTTTGTGACATCCACAATAGTAACAAGACCCCAATCAGCGATTAATTGGGCAATACGATTACGACGCTGAACATCATTTACGGTTAGATTGGCGTGTTTACCGTCCAGAGCAAATAGTTCTTTAAAATGCACCAGATAGTATCTACCTTGCTTATGAAGAATATGGCAAGATTGATAGATTTTCTTTTCCTTTCTTGAAGCAACTCCGATACGAGTCAAAGTTTCACGAACTTTTAAGAAGTCATCTGGTTCATTCAGAATAACTTCAACCATTTGGTCGGGCGTCCACTTTACTTCAGGTTCTTGAACGACACTCATTTTGTTCCTCCAGTTTCAAATTTCGATTTAATAAATGTTAGTTGTTCTTTGGTAAGAATCCTCAAAGCCTGCTGTGCCTTTTCATTACTATATCCATAATAACGTTTGACAATATCAAGATCTTTGATTGTATCTTTACGGAGCCAAGGAGAAAATCTCTTCTTAACCCTCAGAGTATTTATAAAAAAGTCATATTGCATTTTCTTTGGGAGGAAATGATACTGATTCATTTCATTCGCAAACATAATACAATCAAGATGTCCGGAAAGACACCGATTGATAATATAGGGAGCATATTCCTTCTCAACCGAAGGATCTTCATCAATCAGATTTTTCTTCGTTTGATTGATTGAATTTAACCAGTCCTTCAATTCCATAATTAAAAAGCAGCAGTTCTTTACGTTGTTTCTGGTCTCTCATATATTCACCGACCGAACGCATCGTATAAGTCAAATCAAACTCGGCAGCGTTCCAGTTCTTGAATCTATCCTTTACTAGTTGATCAGAATTATAACTCACTAATTGATCCATATTGTTAGCATCACAATCAGCAGCGAACTTATCGTGATCAAATCCTTTGTGCATTGATCCCTTGTTCCCATAGAGATTATCCTTAATGTCATAAGGAGGATCGAGATACATAAAAGCACCCATATTCCCATCCATCAGATAATCATAGGAGTAATTAGTTATACGCCAGTTCTCAATCAGTTTAGAATACTCTGGCAACTTTTCAATTCCTCTAATGCTGAAGTTATTGTTAGATGCCTGAGGAGAAAAAGAAGAACTTGCAGTGAGACCACTAAAGGAACACTTATTGACAATATAAAATCTAACTGCCCGCTCAAAATCTCCAGTATTAGGATCGTTCAGGATAGTTTTAGAGATGTCAAACAATCCCCTCGCAGAATCCGGATCAGGACAGGCACTCTTAAAATGTAAGAGGTGATCCTTGAGTTCTGTCCCAAACATCTGGAGTTGCTGCCAGAAGATTACAAGAGGCGAATAGAGGTCATTCACCCAAATCTTGAGGTTTGGATATTTTTTAGTAATATGAATTGCCACAGAACCACCACCCAAAAAGGGTTCCCGAAACTCATCATAGTTTCGTAGGTCTGGAAAATATGGGTCCATCTTGGTGCAAGCACGGGACTTGCCGCCAGGGTATCTTAGGGGAGTTTTAAGAGATTTCATAATCAGGTTTGTTGTACTTCAAATATTCCCAGAATGTAAGTTTCATTTCCTTATGAGTCATACCACAATGTTTTGCGGCAGCAGGAAGAGTCATTTTAGCACGAAATAATGCCTCATTTGCTTCCTTTACATTCTCGGGAGTAGTTTTAATAGGAATTTCTTTTAGGTCCTTGTATGAGATTTTATAAGGGTTCATTATAATTTATTTTACTTGTTATGTTGTAAAAAAGTAGCAACTATAACTACTCTTCTTTCAGTTAATGGAGTTTGCATATAATGTTCTATATTTCCATCAAACATTATAACATCATCCTCTTTTGGATCATACTCAGAATCACCAACAATTGTCTTACCTCCAGAATTAGTTAAGTAAACCAAAATATTAGAATGTTGATAAGTATGATCTACGTGTGGAAATGTGTATTCTGGTGCTCCTTTAGGGGAGACAGAATTAGCGTTTACCCTAAAAAATGTACTAACTTCTATTTCATTAAAACTTAAAATTTCCAATAAACCCTGACAAACAAACTCAGTATAGTTAGAGTTTACCATAGGAAATTTAGTAATAGTACCTTCTGGTCTTCCCAAAAAACTGTGAGCAAGAAAACTAATATTATCTTTACCAAGAGTTGTAGATGGATAATAATTCCACGTAAAATCTCCAGATAATATAATTTGCTTTATTTCTTGATAAAATTTAGTTTTTGGATTTTTTAATTTATTAATCACTCTAGGTCCTCGGTTAATTCAAATTCTTCAAATTGATCAGAAGATACTTCATGTTGCCCATCAATAAGATACCAATGATGTCCAGCACGTTCACCAAGATACTTCATCTGGTCTTCTGCAAATATATTCTCTCTCATTGCTGCTTGAATCTTATAATGAATCAATTCTTCTTTACTTGGCACTTTCATTTGAATTCACACTCCACCATAATTTCCGTCAAACAGGCAAGAAGATTAATCTCTTGGTCGGCAACAAAAGCAGACTGGTATTGATACTTTGCCACAATCAAGACCGCAGCGGCAATAGAAGGACCATCAAGAACCTCATACAAAGAATCATAGATGCGACGCAAAATAAGATTAATGTCATTATCCAAGTTGTCAACAACCCACTTACGAACTGCGGCAAAGTTCTTTTCTTTTAGGTTC